GACCTTCCTGTAGTTCGTTGAAATGTTTCATTTGTTCGTCCTTCAGTTTTCCTATACCCTGCCATCTCTATAATGTATTTATCGTCATCTGAAAGTGGAACATTATTAAACGTGCGCTCTTGCTTTTGGAAGGTCATCTTCTTAATACGATTTTTGGTTTTAGCCATTTTTAGTTCCTTTCGCTGTTTATGTGGGGATATAGGGGTTTTTGAAATGGACTTCTCCTTATGTTAGGCCGGATCGCCCCAATCTTCTATAATGGTTTTGGGGGGACTTTCAGACTTTGGTTCTGTGTTATCTGTTGGAGCAAAAAGATTTTTACCAATACTGTCCTTAGTGACATTCATACTCATTGTGTGTTTGTTAGTGGTTATATCAAAATCGTGACGTAAACTTCTTATCATAAAATTACCATTATATAAAGTATCTAACCGATCAGGCTCTGTTGATTTGTATACACCTGTACTTGGAATCCTTAATTCAATGATGTCCCCAGCGGAGACTGTGGTATTACCAATAACATCAAGGCTTAATTGTAAGGCAGACTGTAACATAGCCATCTGCGAGCCTCTGGATTGTAATACATTGGGTGATCTATTTGCAGTGAAAGAATATTGATTGAAATCGTCTTCATAACTCTCATCTATGTCAAATCCAACAGTGGGTTGAAGATATTGTTTTGATGGAAATGATGATACATTTTTTCCATCTTTGGTGAGTTTTAATTTATTCACCAAGGGGTATGCCTTACCGGATTTACCGAACAGATCAATGTGCCTTTCTTTATCAAAACTATCAATATAATTATATGTATGTGTTTTATAACTTTTGGAAATAACATCATGAACAATCAATTCAGAAGAATATATACCTGTAGTATAATTATAAACAGTATCAGGTGCGCCGGTTACTTTATAATTTTCAATTGTTGACAACTCTTGAATGATGTCCCTTACACCATTTTTTGTTCTGGTCCCAGGAATAGTGTATTCGTATAACATAGTTGGTGGCTTGAAATACAGGTTTCCAAGTGTTTTAAAATTAAACCCAAGAGTGTTCTCAAAAAATATATATGTTGCATCATTATATTTTTTTGAGACAGCATTTTTTGTTGATATTCCTATTGCTCCAAATGGTGTAATATTTGGTGAAATTATCTTTTTACTGTCAACACTTGGTTCAATGTAAAACTTCTTGGCGCTATCTAAGTCTTTTCTTAACACCTGATTAACAATATCTGAATATGTCCCGATTAGGGTTCTTCTAATTCTTGATCTTTGATTTACTATAAATTCCCTAGAGACAAAAGTTAATATTGATCCTTGAGTACCGTTACCAATATCAGTCCTTTCATCAAGGCTTGTAATCATAAAGGCGTTGTCAGTGTAGTCTATTATATTATCCTCACCAGACAATGATGGTGTTGCGATTTTAAGTTTTAAATACTCCTGACCAATGAGAGGACCAAATGATGCTAAATTAATTGAGTCTTGTATTATTATACTTCCAGTTAAGCATATATCATCAATACTTTCAAATAAGGTGAGTCCAAGGATGGATGCTTTTAATCCCACGGATTCACCCGTTGATAGAATCAAGTCGGCCGTGAGAACATTAAACTCACCAGCAGTTTTAAGTCCTGATAATGCCACTTAATTAATCCTCTGTATCTTTAACAAGTATTCCAAACTCCTCAACAAACTGTTCTAGATATGTGGCGTCTAGGAGTCGTATCTTTCTAATTTGATCTTGTTTTTCTTCCTCATATTCCCTATTTGTAATCTGCACTGCATCAGAAATTGTATTGCCATCAGCATCCACATTAGTAAGTCCGATATCAATTTTTACTGTAGTGTCACCTGATGTCTGATAAATCTCATAATGGTGTGTCGCATCAACATTATTATATGTGTCTGCTATGTGTGCGTGAAACTGTCGATTATTCATTGGCCACTGATGATACCTATCAGTGATATTATTGACCAACATAATTACCCAATGATACTCTGCATCACCATAATATTTGTGGGCAATCATCTCTGGTGTCTCTCCACTCCTAACATCATAAGTATCAAAGAGAGATGATACTGCCTTTGCTTTACTACCAAGAGCCACTCTTTTAAGAAGGTGTGTGACTACCTTATAATCATCATTACCAACAGAATCATATGCAATAACAGGGAATTGTGAAAAATACATCTTAGTAGTTGTCCACCACTTTTGCTCTATCCATAATTTCTATTTCTTTGAAGGCTAGAGTAATTTTTGTTCTTTGTGGGGGAGCGCCTTTGTTATTAGAACCATTGTCTGCATTGTAGGTGACAAACTTATCACCACCATATGTAACATCCATCTTTTCTAGATAGCACTTTCCAATCTTATGTAGATAATCGTTCTTACCATTTACATGCATATAATCAATTTGGAAAACATCAGGAATAGTCATCTCTCTTGTAGAAGTTCCAGCTATAAATGATGGTGTCATACCCGATTTAAAGGACATTACAATATTCCTTACTATCTCTGTTTCTGTCGAATCTTTTGGTATGAAGTTGAACTCGAATGAAAATTGTCGTCTACTAATACCTCTAAACATGAGTTCCGTTCTGGGGGTTATAATCACACCCCGATCAATTGCTATTAAATCTTTTGCGCCAGGAATTACTGCATCAATCATTCCTATTCCCTTTTGTTTTATAGCCTGACCCGCCGCCCCAGCAGAATTTGCTATCGCTGTTCCAACGCTCGCGCCGTTTTGAATACTCTGAATAATACCAGCTATTGCCTCACTCATCGGACCAATTGGTGCGCGTTCATAATCCATAGAATACGATACATTTACTGATGGCGGCATATATAACCCTATAACTGTACCGCTTTTGGAGACACTATGCTTAGATAGAGTGAGAGAGTTGCTTATTGTGCCGGATCGCACCAACGCTTGGTGGGCTTTGAAAGCTTTCACGGCTTTGTTGTGCGCCGCGATTTCCGCGTCAGACATTTCATCAATATCCTCTGATGGGATGAATTTGCCACCTTTCTTAATCTTTGCAGGAACTACCTCAAACCCAGTGAAGAGTATGTAACTTGCTTGGTGGGGGTTAACCCCAATATCAGAGGGATAGAAGAGCGTCAATGGTTTTTTTTGAAAATCACTATTAACACTTGGATTAGGAGACTTACTAGGTGCCGTGCCCGCGAAACCGGAACCGCCGCGAGAGTTACCAACAAAACCTTGTATAGCACTTGCCGCAGCGACTTGTGCTATGTTTACGAAACTGTCTGATAGAGCCATGTCTAAATATCCTTATACACTTTATGAAACTATTTATAACACATGTCATATAAAGGTCGGTACGCACCAACCAACCCCAAAAAATATAGGGGCGATTCACATAACATAGTTTATCGTTCTCTTTGGGAACGTAAATTTATGGTCTATTGTGATACCAGCAATGCCATCATTGAATGGGGTAGTGAAGAGATCATTATACCCTATTTATCACCCAAGGATGGGCGAATGCATAGATACTTTCCAGATTTTTATATTAAAGTCAAACAGGCTGATGGTACAATTAAGAAGATGATAATTGAGGTAAAACCCAAGGTGCAGTGCAAACCACCCAAGGAACCCAAGAGGCGCACCCGACGATGGATGAATGAGGTTATGACCTATGGTGTGAATACCGCCAAATGGAAATGTGCAACAGAATGGTGCGAAAATAACGGTATGGAGTTTAAGATTTTAACTGAAGATCATCTTGGGATTTCGTATAAATAGATATATGGCAAATGCACCCAGTAAATATATGAAAGCAGTTAAGGATGCGGCGAAAGATCGTCCAAAATCTACTGCATGGTATAGAGATAAAATTAAAGAATTCGGCACACCCGGCCCACTTGATCTTATACGAGATGGTAAGCGAAATAACAAGCCATTCTATGGTAAGCTAAATATGTTTATGTATAGTCCCAAATTTAAGAAGACCCTACCATACTATGATACATTCCCCCTGGTGTTACCACTAGAGATGTATCCAGATGGGTTTCTTGGCATCAACTTGCATTACTTACCAATTCCCCTGAGAATTAAGTTGCTTGATCGTTTGGTGGACTATTCTAATAATACCGCATTTGATGAGTCAACAAAACTTATCGTTGATTATAGCAAATTAAAGAGCGTGAGACTTATCAGGCCAACCATACACAAATACCTTGCTGGATACACCAAGTCACAGTTTCGTAGAATTGATGCAGATGAATTTACGGTTGCAACTCTTCTACCTGTACAGAGGTTCAAGAAGTCACCTGCATCAGCGGTATGGAAAGATTCGAGGGCAATGATCTAATGGCAATAATTCCTAAATTTTTAGAAGCAACCGCATTTGGTGTATTAAACGATTTCTTATCAGAATTCCATGATAAAAATGGATATGCCCTACCAAGTCGTTATGAAGTTATTATTACATCTCCCGCCGAAGGGAATGCAAGAAAAGTTTCTATGCGATGTGAAACCATAGACTTACCCGGCCGGTCACTCAACACATCACCAGATTCTAACATGTATGGTATTGCACCAGAAATCGTTGATGGTATCACATTTGGTGGTACACTCGCCATGACATTCCAAGCAAGTAGTGACCTAGAAGAAAGAGTATTCTTTGAGAGTTGGCAAGAGATGGCATGGGATAGGGGAACGTGG